GGGTTTCTAAAACCAAATGGTAATTACCTAACATAAATAATTCCATATAATAAACAAGGAAAATATATTATGTGGAATTATCGAAACGAAGTCTTCGCCTTACCGGAAGACTTCAACCCTTCCAAGCCTGTTTATGTTGGCTTTGTATACATGATCACCAATAATTTGAATGGGAAGAAGTACATTGGAAAGAAATTTTTTGTATCTATTAAAAGAAAGCAAGTTAAAGGTAAAGGCAAACGTTATAAAGCTGTATCGGATTGGGAGAAATATTATGGATCATCTGAAAGATTCAGTGCAGACATTCAAGAACATGGGAAGGAAAACTTCTCACGAGTCATATTACACTTGTGCACTACCAAATCAGAGTGTGGGTACTTGGAAGCCAGAGAGCAATTTCTTCGTGATGCCATCATATCCGACGATTACTATAATGATTGGATCCAGTGCAAGGTCAGAAGGGCCCATCTCAATAAACATAAAGAGGCTTTGATTGAAAAAATAAACGTTGCTTTTTGATGTATTATGTGTGATAATAGTTATATGGGATAAATTAATTGGAGTAGATTATGATTTTGATTGACTTTAACGGAGCGATGATCGGCCAGATCATTTCTCAGAAAATGGATAAAGACATTGACGACTTACGAGTCTTTATACTTAATGAATTGCGAAAGTATAACCTCAAATTCCGTGAACATTATTCTACTTCTGATGATACACGAATGGTTGTTTGCCTTGAAGGCAGGTCTTGGAGAAAAGAAGTATTTCCACAATACAAGGCCAATCGAAAGGATGTGAAGAAGAAACCTAAGCTTGATTGGGAAAACGTATACTCTATGCTGAACCAGATCGTAGAAGAACTACGTGAAAATTCGCCATATATTTTTCTACAACATGAACGCGCTGAAGCCGATGATTGTATAGCCGCAATGGTTAAATATACTCAGGCTTTTGGTCGTGGTAATCCTGTGATGATCGTATCATCTGATTCGGATTTCCAACAACTGCAGCGATTCAAGAATGTCCAACAATACTCTGTTCTTAATAAGAAAATGATGGTTCCTGAAAATGGTCCTACCACATATCTTATTGAAAATATTATGCGTGGACAATCAAAAGATGGCATTCCAAATATCCACTCGCCTGACGATCAGTTTGTAGCTGAAAATTCGCCTCGTCAAAAATCTGTCAGTAAAGACTTAATTGCCAAAATTTCTGGTGTCATTCAATTTGACCTCGGAAAATTGGAAGACTTTCTTGATGATGCGCAGATTAAAAACTTTATACGTAATACAAAAATGATGGATCTTTGCGATCAGATTCCGAAAGATATTGTCGAAGATATCTACAAGGATTATGAAACGCAAAATTCAAACCGAACGGACAAGGGCAAATTAATGCCTTTCCTAATGGCCAACAGACATCGTCTATTGGTAGAATGTGTACAAGACTTTTTTTAAAAATTGGAGTTTATCATGGCAAAGCAAAAAAAGAATATGACTATATCTGAGATCCTGGCATTGGTATCTCATACACGAAAGAATGAAACTAAAAGTGAATTGCTGCGTGAATATAATAGCCTAGCATTAAGAGATATCTTAAAGGGTTCTTTTGATGATGCTATTGAATGGGATCTACCGATTGGCGCTCCGCCTTTCGAAGCAGATGATGGTCCGGTTGGTCTACAGCCTGGCCAGATGGCTAAAGAGTGTGGTAAGTTAAAGTACTTTGTCAAAGGACATAAGTCAGGAGCTAACATCACTCGAATGAAAAAGGAAGCAATGTTTCAAAGTATGCTAGAGAATGTGCATGTTGATGATGCCGCTGTTCTAGTAGCAATGAAAGACAAGGAGTTAAATAAATTGTATAAGGGAATTACAAAAAGGCTAGTTCAATCAACTTGGCCGAATCTGATTGAACTATAATATGTAATATATTCAGAGAGGTTGCGCGTAAATGAGTTCAAATAAAAATAAAAGGGAGTCATTGAGCTATACTGGTATGAGTACAAACCAAATAGAACGTTTGCGTAAAGATTCGCGGGAATTGGGTCATTATATAAAACGTCTTGAAAAGAAAAGCAAGTATGATAAGATCCATATCATGCGAACTAAACAACAACTCATTGATGATTCTATTGATGAGTTGGAGTTTAAATATCTTCTAACAGCATAAGGAAACAGCCAATGCCAGTTTATGTGTATGGGTGTAATAAATGTGGTCATTCTTTTGAAGAACTACATAAAATAGATGATCGTGCAATGCCGTGTGATAACCCTTGTCCTGAATGTACAGTGACGGGGGAAGTTGCTATTGTATTATCGGCGGCGGTATTTGGCGCGACTCACAAATCTACCAGACGGATAGCTGGCAAAGGTTGGGAAGAAGTATTGCGTGCTAAGAAAAAGGGCGCAGGTAAACGAACCACAATTAAGGATTAATATATGTCATCGATTGCTTTCCCAAAGAAGTTTAACATTTCACATTTAAAGACTATCAAGGCATTAACAGAAAACCAGAAAATCACATTAGATGCATTTCAAAACGGAGCGGCACCTTCAAATCTAGTCTTGTCGGGATCAGCTGGTACTGGTAAAACATTCTTGGCATTATACCTTGCAATGGAACAAGTATTAAATCGTGAAACCCCTTACGAAAAGGTAGTAATCGTTAGAACGGCAGTACCTACTAAGGACATGGGATTTATGCCGGGCACTAAAGAAGAGAAAGAAGCATTGTTTATGGCTCCATATAAACAGCTGTTTACTGTACTTTTTGGAATATATGAAACAGATCGTCTTTGGAGTGCATTGGAGATGGGTGGATTGGTTGAGTTTATGACCACATCATACATTCGCGGAGTTACAATTGATAACGCTGTTGTTGTTGTAGATGAATATCAAAATATGTCATATCACGAATTGGCATCCTGTATTACCAGACTTGGAGAATATACAAAAGTAATTTTCGCAGGTGATACAAAACAGATTGACTTGGTCTCATATAAAGAGAATACCACGCATGCCGTTGATCATTTCAGATCTATCATTGACATGATGACTGGATTTACATGTGTGGACTTCACGCAAGCAGATTCGGTACGTTCGGGCCTAGTTCGTGACTTTTTAAGATGTGAGGAAATATACGCAAAAAAGGTATAGATTATGAAACAACATTATTTTAAAACTATAGGATATGAATTACCATATTCAAATTTGAAATCAATAACCACAGATTTGGGTCGTGTATATGAAACGCCAAAAGGTAAGTTAATATCCGTAACTACATGCCTGTCAATCTTATCTGAGGAAGCTATTAAACAGTGGAGGCAGAATGTAGGCGAGGCAGAAGCTAATCGAGTTTCAAGATTAGCTTCGGATCGTGGTTCTGCGGTACACCAGTTACTTGAAGACTTTGTACATGGCAAGGAAATACATCAAGAAAAGTCAATGCCTCCTGTATCGTCTTTGTTTAATAAGGTATCTGATGTGTTGGTTGAACATGTAGATAATGTTCGTGGCCAAGAGATTCCTCTTTATTCAGAATTCTTAGGACTTGCAGGCCGCGTTGATTTGATAGCCGAATGGGATGGTGAACTTGCTATTATCGATTACAAGACATCCAGCAAGCCAAAAATAGCAGAATGGTGTCATAGTTATTTTATGCAAGAAACCGCATATGCTATCATGTGGGAAGAACTTACTGGTGAACCTATCCGTAAGCTTGTAACCATAATTGGTGTTGATGGTGGTGATACACAGATTTTTATTGAAGACCGAAATACATGGGCTAAACCATTAATGGAAACAATTGAGAGGTACGTAAATGAAAAACTTTAGACAGCAAGATATGTCACGTTCTATTACAGGCGAACGCGAGCAGAAGGCATATACATACGTACCAATTGGATACTCTCACTCATTTTATTTGGTGGGTACTATCCAGCAAGCATCTGAATATACGGATTGGTTCCATGTAATCCGTACCGCAAGTCCAGAGGATACGGTCAATATCCATATCAATTCTGGCGGCGGTGACTTGTTTACTGCAATTCAGTTCTACCGAGTACTACAAGAAACACCAGCAAATATCGTCGTTCATGTAGAAGGCGAGTGCGCTTCAGCAGCGACAATCCCGTTGATGATGTCAGATTCAATTGAGATTGCTGATCACTCATCATTCATGTTCCACAATTATTCCGGTGGCGCGATCGGCAAAGGTGGGGAATTATATGACCAAGTATCGCATGATCGGATGTGGTCTACCAATCTTCTAACGTCATTATATAAAGACTTCTTGACAGAAAAGGAAATTAAAGAAATCCTTGACAATAAAGATATCTACATGGATGCTGATGAAGTTATTAAACGTTTAAAGGCGCGAGTTAAGAAACTAACGGCCGTACTAGATGAAGAAGTGCCTGAAGAAGTGCCGGAAATCGCTGTTCCGGATCCGAAAGACTTGTTCACGGAGGCATGGAATCGTAAGCATGGCGAAGATATAATGGATATATTAAAAGATTAAAGTCAAAAAAAAACCTGCTTTTGCGGGTTTTTTATGCTTACCGG